GAACCTCAGAATGAGAGGATGTTATGGCATCCTCTCAAAAATTAACTTATTTTACTGCCAAATTGAGCCCTCATGCATCATCCACATATCAGAGACTCCCGATCCATTACCACTTGGGTCTTGATAATTAAAGAAAGCATAAGGCATCCAATAACAACCGCCGTCAGTGCGGCCTTGTGCTGAAATACCCCATGAACTGCCCCATGAATTCTGGATAAATACACCACCAGTGGTTTCATCTGGGAAAGCAATTGTGTCATTATAGTCTAAAACTAGTTGTGCATGACCACCTAATAAACTCTCGCCAGGTGCCGGCATTGGCATAAACCCAGTAGTCTGTATTTGGGTTTCTTCAAAAGAAGAATACACATTAATTCCTATACCAACGGCATAGCCAGAAGAAATTGAGAATTTAACATCTGTTAATGTTGGTAATGAATGATATGGTCCTCCTTTATAGATAAGAGCTTCAGCATATTCTTGTTGAGTAGGGGCAGACATATAATCTGTTCCAAGATATGGTTCTTGTGGAGCTAGACATACACCAAACTTATTTAAAGTTTTAAACGTTGTGTGGATTGTTGATCCCGCATCCTGTCCAATATCACCATCAGCCGCAAGGTTTGTCTGATAAGCAAAAGCTGCTGAAGACATAAAGTCCGCTGTAGCTATTGTTTTATCTTTCTCAAACATATACAACTTACGGTACATCCAATCACGGTATTCAGCTTTCAATTGCCCCGTGCAGGAACCCTCTTGTGCTTGATCACGAATTGGGCCCATCCATTGAGAAGTAGTAGCAGTTGGTGGTAATACTAAATTAGATGGAGCTGTTATTTTAAGTAGTGTTTTAGCTGGGGAAAACGGGTTATCAGGATAACGCCCGTAACGACGACCGGCGGGTGACAGTTTTAGAAAGCTCATTGACATTTCCTTTAATAGACCGTAACCTTATTAGGGTTACGGTCTATTTATTTACCAAGTTACAAGTTTATGTCTGCTTGATAGCACGGCATCTACTCGTGCGTCTCCGCTCTTAGTGCGGATTAATTTGTTATAACGTTTCTTGTAGGAACTAACTGCTGTACTAGTCCTGAATTGAACCTGAGAAGCAGATACAGTAGAATTAGAAACTGGCAAAGAATTGATGATGTCATTCACAAGATCATCACCAAGTAAAACAAATGCTTCTACTTCTAGCTTTGTTGTTGGATTAACAACGTTAGTTGAGGTTAAGATTCCATTTATATTAATCTGGATATCTTTAGCTACAGCTAAAATCTTCTGATCCGTGGTAGTAGCATTAGCTGTTGAATAACCAGCACCTAACAACTGAATCTCTTGAAGATCAGCGTTAATCTTCTGTTCAACAGACTGAATAGAAGCCACTGAAGTTGGGTTTTCTGTAGCCATAACAAGACCAGTAATAGTTTCAGCTATAGGTAGGAACGTATTTACATAACCCAAGATTGTGCTAATCATTGAGGTTGTACAAGCTGTAGTAATCATGGCTAAGCCTAAAACTATAGCTATAAGTGTTTTATTCATCTAGAACCGACCCTCCTAGGGCCGCTTGAATTTTCATCTTTATCACAAAGTAGGAGGTACCTAAATACCTCCTAATTTGAGATTAGATTAGTTACTTTATGTTTGAAATAACGTTATTTGCTACCACTTTTTGTACAGCTAATTCTATCAATAGGTTTGCTATAGAAGAGGTAACATTTATTCCTTGAGATTTTGCATCAACAGCTATCTTCTGGAAAGCAGCATTTCTTTTATCTGTTGATGTTGCTGGTGAACCATTAGGATTGCGTACTAGTGAAGAGGATGCCATAACAGCATCTGTCGCAATAATTCCTAAACCGGTCTTTAGTAGAGCTTCTGCGCCATGCGCAAATTCCTCTGCCGCGTCTTTGCCGAACATACTTACAAATCCAGCGCTTGCTTTGGCATAATTTGTTTTGAAAAATGCAACAACTTTATCCCAGAACGACATGATCTTATCTCCTAGTCTTCCTATTAAGAAAGACTTAATTACATTATACACTATTCAATAGTGTTTGTTTGTAGTTTCTACTTTCTTTATCCTGTATTACACGATTTGGTAATATCATCCCACAACGTTTGCATCCCAGAAACTTTTATAATCTGTCTAACCTCGTTATCTGGCGCATCCTCTGGAAATCTTCCCGTTATCTGGAAATAGTTTCTTTTGTTTGTAAGTTTTCTTATATTCCTTGTGATAAATAGAAAAACTAATTTTGGCACAATCTTTACAACAAAAACAACTATTAAACTGAATTGGCTTGAATTCATTATTACATTGTTTACAGAATCTATTCGGAAGACTATTTATAAGTTTATTCAATGTTTGTGAAGCTATCTCTTTAACGTGCTGTGGACACTTTCTACCTCGCATCGCAGCAGCTTGTTTACCTCTTGTTTCTGCACTTACTATGTGTCCTAATAACGCATTTCTTGTCTTTTGTCTATTAGACACGTTTGAGAAATAAGCTTTCATAGAATCACTATGCTTCTTACGGGTTTCAAGCGACTGTTTATGTCCAAACGTTCCTTCTCCACCTTCAGTATGATTCGTAAGAGGGCATTCAACTTCTTGTAGTGAGATATCCACCATCGTTCTCTATCAGCCCAATTATCGCTAACCTCTTCTATAATCTCCATCTCTGGTTTTAGATTCCTTGATAATAATTTATTAATCCAATTATCACGATGGGTAGACCTGTAATTCTTACGATTACTTCTACCACGCTTAGCTTGACTTATGTGCACTATTAATCGTTTACGTGGATTAGTAGTTACGCCGACATACCGCACATTGTTATCAATTGGATCTTTAAGTATGTAGATTACTTTCATTTATTCGTCTTTCTATCTCTTTCCAGACCGCTTGAACCCCACCTGTTGCTATGATTTTTCGTAATTCATCATCTGGAGCGTCTACTGGACCTATATTTGCTAACTGGAAATGGGGTTTATCTGGGATACCCTTCCAAAGAGCCCCAGAAACTAATCCTAAGCCAGTTCCAATAGTCCATATTTGTTTCCAAGCAGGGTGGGCTGCATTCCAATCTGGTGCCCATGGGTCTTCACCAGAGATACCCGGGCAGACGTCTACAGCAACTCCCATATTATGCCATGAATACCCTGGTGGGGCATCAGTTACCTTAGGTCCTGGAGCAGTTCTTCCTTTAGCGTAAAGGTCGCCTTGTTCTTGGTATGTTCGAAGCCCTTGTACCACCCTAATTTCAATACCTTCTTCTAATAGCTTCTCAGCTAGAATCCTTATTTTAGATGCTAGAATTGGGTATACCTTACTTAATCTAGCTTCTGAATTACTATCCACCATAACCTCCCCAGTTCCAGTTTTGTTCCCAATCTGGTGGCCATCCTGTTATATTTATATTTATAGTTGTGGCATCCAAGCTTAAAGCTACGGTAAATACTAAGGTTGATGGGACTCTTACATAAATATCATTCAATATTGGATCTATACTGGCTTGTAAATCAGCTGGACTGAATGTAGAAAGATCAATCGGAGCTGGAAATATAATATTTATTTCTTGGGATAAATCATTACCAACAGGCTTTAATCGTGGGGCAATGTCTATTTTTATATCTCCTGGATAAATTGGATTCCTAAATGGAGGTAAAGGACACTGTATAGGAGGGCTCTTTACATTGACGTTCCCTGTAGTAAAGCTCCATTTATATGTGTTATCTAAGGATAACCCACTCGTCCCTGATACATAACTCTTACTTAATCCGCCGCCAGTTCCAACTATCATTATATTATAGAGCATATTAGGCTGTAAAGGCTTATCTGGAACAAACGTAAGTATTGTCGACGTTGGGTCCCAATTAAAACTACCTAATATATATTCTCTACCAACTACAGATAACGGATTGATAGATTCCAACTGTTCAGGACCAATCATAGTTGTCTGACCGGGGCCCTGTAGTAGGAAGGTATCAGCAGTTACAGTTAGTTGATTTATAGGCTGACTAAAAGTCAATACTATATTACAACCTAATATAACGTCTGTTGCGTTATCTAGTGGTGACACAGATAATAATGTTGGAGCTGTAGACATTAATTTACCTTATTATGAGATTGTTTAGACTTTGCCATATCAATAACTTCAGCCATACTCGTTATTAATTGTTCCGCGCCCGACGTGTCTATTTTACCTGACTGATCAAATGTAGATTTAGCTACCTCTACCTCATCTTCATTTACTATAAGTACGCCCATAGTAGCTAACTCTTCTTCACGCTTAGCTTCATCCGCTTCATCTTTCGGGGCTATTACAGTAAGACTACCGTCTTGGTTTATCTGAAGATATACTTTCTTACCTTTTTCTTCTAGTACATGAGCTGGACTATGTGAAGTTTCTCCTATAGAAACCCCTTGTATGTTTTGGTCTGTTATATCTAGTAACCTACCATCAATTAATCCTTGACGTATTATTCCTTGTTGGGCTGTTGGCTCTACCACTGAAAAAGGACGAGCCGGTCCCAGAGCGAATCCTCCACATTGGAATCTCTTACATACATGTAGATTCAACGATATAATACGACCTGTTAAGTCTTTGTGTTCTGGTTCTTGAATTAATGACATAATGGGAGTTTGTCTCCTCTTTCATTGAAAGAAAAGGCAGACAGGAAACCTGCCTGCCTTTTGGGTTGTAGTCGGTCAGTATGGTTACTGTGAGTTGACATCGATCGGCACATTGCCGAACAAAGCTGTTGTGTTGATATCCTGGAATCCAGAGTTTGGATCTGACAGGTTGAATACACTGCGAGCCGGCATGACGAACTCGTTTGGACGAATCTTAACATTCTTTGCTACGCCGATTGCTAAGCCTTCATTCAGGATACCGAAACCGTAAGTCTCTTCGATTCCTAATTCCTGTATTCCATAACGGTTATCTTCGAAGGAACGAACATGTGGCTCTTCATCTACAATCAGAGCTCCAAGGTTCTTCGAGTTGAACATCAAGATGTCGGTTTCACGTGTAAGCGGGTCAAAGCGCATAAATGGCGAAACAAGAATCTTAAATGGCAGTCCTAGATAACTAGGTAGGACTGGTGCGGAGTTCATGTGTGAAGGGACACCCTCTGGAGTAGAAAGCTGTCCACCAGTTAGTTGACCTTGAGTATACTGCCCAGTCTGACCTGTGCTATACCCCATGCCTCCGAAGTTGTAGAACATATTAGATTGTGATGCTACATTGCCTGTCCAGTTGGCGAAGAACGAACCACCACCAGCTTGGATAGCAAATTCACGCATCACAGGATCCTTTACCCACATCAACCATGCCATTGGATGTACAAGCATAGTGTCAGGGATAAAACCATTTAATAGCTGTTGAGCGTACATATCAAAGATGTCATCAACAACCATGGAGCCATTGAACTGACCTTTGTAATTACGTCCGGTTGTAGGTCCTTTGATAGGTTGAACTGGAGAAGAAGGTAAACGTGAAGAAACGCTATTATCAAATACAACTTGACCAAGTTGTGTAATAAAGGAGAAGATATACTCTTCCTTGTGACGTGCCAACGCGTTACCAGCAAGACGCAGCCACATATTGATCCACGGATAAGTAGATTCTTCTACGTAGCGCTTTGCGATCTTCAACATAAGACCATGCCGCTTTACGGTTGTACCATAAGTTGCCGCACCACCAACGTTGATGTTGAAGATAGGTAGACCCATGTTATCGCCTACTTCTTCAGCATGCAATGGTTCAATAGCTGGGAAAACAGTCTGCATGCCGGGCACATAATCGATCTTCTGCAGCAGGCTGGTACCAATCAGAAGAGGCTCAATGCCCTCCTGGACAATCTGGGTCATTACCCTTGGAATCATGAACGCCGCATTTTGGATGTCCATAGCATCCTTAATTGTAATGTGGCGCTTTTCTTCCGGGTCGAACCCGTTAGCGCGGAAAATGGTGTCAAAACGACGGAACTGTGCCCGTTCTTCGTCAGTTACTTGCACCATAACGTTCTTGGACATGGGTGAATACCCTCCTGGGTATATAAATATAGGTTAAGGCTTTACAGCCAACTCAACAACTATCTCTTGGCCACATCGTTCGCACTTAAAAGCACCAGCGACTTGGCCAAGAGCATTCTTTTTCACAAGCAGTTTATTACAAGGGGTTGTTGGGTCTTTCTCACGAGGAAATTGACACCTAAGCCCATTCTGTGTTAGAACTGCTCGGCCTTGCTTTATGAAGGTCTGATTTGCCATCACTTTGCCTGCCTTATAGAGATATGTGAACTAACACATAAGTACTATATTCTGGGTGAAGTGGTCTACCTTGGGTGTATGCCTTTTGGAAAGCCGCATCAGTACCAAGGTTCAACTGGTAATCAATACCAGCGGTTGCGGAACCACCCATCATGATAGATGCTGGGTTAGGATCCTGAATAGGTCCTACTAGACGGTTCGGATCCCACAGGGTACGAACACGATTTGCATAATCACGAATTGGATACATATTCTGGATACCAATAATGCGACCACACACATCACGTAGAGTATTAGCGTTGCCAGTAATTGGGTCACCAGAAGTAGCGTTATATGCAGCATAATTGCCCGCATCTTCGCCAATTCCAGCTACAACCATATTACCGTATGCTAGACATCCATCTACAACACCAGGAGTAGTTACAACTGGTGCGGTAAAGTGGACAAATGAACGACTGTAAAATCCTTGGGTATAACCAACTACACCATCGGCGTTCGCCATTGTCTGTAGAGCAGTTAAATTAGCACCAATCCAAGGTAGGCGTAGAACATACTTTGTCTGAACAGCAGTTCCCATTTCATGCATATAGTTCATAACCTTGAACTTAGTTGGGATAATACCATTTAGCCAGTAGTGCATACCGCCGGTGGTTGTTGAAATAGTCACACCACCAATGTATTGGAATACGTTACGTAGTGCTACACCAATCGGCTTTACAGAGCCGGCTGGGAACAACGTACAAGCGTGGGCGTTAGTAATATCATGATTTGTAGTTTCACTAATGACATAAGTGCTACCATCTGCGAAAGTATAAACGTCACCGTCAACTCCATTGCTTGGGGCCGCTAGAACAGCTATTTCACCAGCTGTTGCTACGTAATTGCCAGTCATGGCGTTATAAGCAAAGCCTACATCATAAGAGCTATACTTCAGAATGCAATAACCACCACCAGTGGCGTGATTAGCATTAGTAGCTGTTTGTCCGCAGAATAAACCTGCTGGTACGAATGCGCCGCTTGCGTCCTGACCAATTAAGTTTTGGCTAGAGAACACCACGTTCGCAAGAACTGGGTGACCTTGATCCTGACGTCTTGCTGGAAGGTAAGGAGCGGGGTACGGAACTGGTAACCAAGGACGAAGCGATTCACTTGCTTCTGCATCTGGGGTGGTATGACCAACACGGTCACGACCAAACAGATCGCCATGGAACCCATTATTGATATCGAAAGGCATCTAAATTCTCCGTTAGTTTTTCTTCGCAGCCTTGGCTATATCATAGCCTTGGGAAAGCAGGAACACTCTACGTTCCTGATCTGTCATGTACCGAAGTGATTCATGGAGTTCTTGGGCCTTACGAGAAGCCTCAGCCATCACAACCTTTGGATCTTTAACTTCAGGTCCAGAAGTTGGTTCGGTTATCACCTGCACGTTGTCGTTTACCGTTTGTCCGGACTCTTTGGTCTTGTCCTCCCGGGGAGCTTCTATGGAAACTATAGCATCATTCCACTTTAACTCAGACATAATATCTGCCACGGTATCTTTAAGGGATGTTACGTGACGTTTGCTTAACTCATCTACCTTAGCTAATACTTGTTCTAAAGTAAGATCCTTAAATCCATCTGAACCTTTTAATACACGGTACATAACTATCTGAGTAGCATAATTCTTCTTTATATGTAATAAGAGCTTACCCTTAACATCTTCAGAAGCAATCAGAGACTTCTCTAATTCTGCTTTCTCATCAGTTAGTTGATTAATAGCAGTTTCTTTATCAGCTAGTTCCTGTTTAGGTAGAACTACCATATCCTGCTTGTTCAATATATTTTTATAGTATTCAACGGAACTTGTGGTATCCCAGTGCTCGCCTACTGCATAATGTAGATTACGCATCTTCTGTCGTAACTCTGGATCTGATTTCTTATAGCAACCTTGTAGACCATCGTAATGTTGCCAAATTTCTCCTGGGGCAGTTCCTTCTTTAGAAAGCTCAGAGTCACTAAACTGTTCAGCTACAAGAGGATACAAGTCTGGACTCTTCATTTTTAGAGAATCTAAAGTAGAGTCTTTCTTTGCTCCACCACAACCCATTCTTGAAGATTTACCAGACACACAAGATAGGATCTTAGACTTAGTACCACTTGATACTTTAGCTCTTCCGATTAATCTACGTGCTGCCGTTACGTGGGCACAATCTGGAACCGGGAAGCTACGATTTGGACCGCAGAATGAACCGCCCTTTAACTTGTTACGTGATTCAGAACTAAGCTTGGCGTCTTTTATATCTGTTAATTCGCCGTCAGCAAGAGCCGCGTCCATCTCGACTTCCATCTCAGCATAGATACCATCGACGTCACTAAAGAATAACTTATCTTCTTCAGTTAACTCGTCCATATTCCATTCTGGTGGTGTATCATTATCTGTATCTGTGGTGTGGCAGGCTTTACATTCAGACAAAGCTGCTTCAATTTCTCCGCTTTGTTGAGCTGTTGTAGTTGGTGTCTCAGTTACTGTTTTCTTATCCCAGCTGTTCTTCTTAATTCTTGCGTTCAATGTTGAAATTAAGGAACGTTTCTTAGTCTTTAATTCATCAGTCTCTGGCTCCCATGTTTGAAGCTTCTTCTTCAGCTCTTGAGCTTTCTCTGAAACCAACCCATCGTCCTTAATTTCAGCTTCGAAGGTAACCGGATCGATATTATTTACTTCCACTACTGAAATAGCCATGTCTTCCTCGAATTCGATATCATGACCTAACAAACTGTCGGTCATCTTAACTCCACCTAAGGACTTACGTTCCTTTGTGGAGAGGCCCATGAAGAAACACGATTCTCGTGAATACTTCGATAGACTATCAGCCAGCTTATCCTTAGAGACTACGCCAGCAAATGGATCAGCAGGGAAATTCACAAACGATAGCTCGTCGTATTCAAATCTACCGCTGATAATAAACATTTTCTTCTTATCGTATAATTCGCCCATTTTGTGTTCGCATTTATCTTCTTGCGCCCAATCAGTGTGACAAATGCTACAAATAGCAGAATCTGTTTTGAAACCTACTGAGACTGTAAGGTACTCATCACGAAGAACTCTTTGAATACCCTCTGGATTAGTAATCTTTGATCCTAATTCTATATAACCTAAGCCTGCGTATTCATCCTGCTCTTGTAGGTTATCAACTATCCAATCTATAGACTCGTATAAACCAACTCTTTTATCTGCTGCTGATTTATAAAATACAGAATCTCGAACGGTAGGAAAATCAACAACATATTTATGACTTTCGTCGACATATCTTGCTGACATTACACGTCCGAGAACCTGACCGTCTTCGTTATGTCCTATTAGTACTGGCTTTGGAAATCTATTCTTAGGCAACCAAGATGTTGTGCTTTCCTGCATCCTGTCGGGACGATAAAAGCGAGAGTTACCATTAACTATGCCAGCATGTGTAGCTGCTACATAGATAAGTAATGATTCTGATTTACTCTCTGAATCCATTACTTTATGGTTATCAACTCTAATTATCTTCTTTGTGGGACCACTAACAAAGTCCCTCATACGGATCCAAGACATTACTTTTCCTTAAATGGGTTAACTATTCTATTCGACTGTGGTAAGGGAGTCTTCGTTGTTGGTCTTCCCTCTCGTGGGATTATCGCTGGGTTCTGAATTGCTTGGTCCAATGGCACTCTCGTTGTTGGGTGCTTCACTGTCCTCCAGCCTTCCGGTAACTGATTCCACCGCTGTGTGTTCGACATCTTCTAATTCCTCTGATTCAAGCCAGCTGTCTAACAAGATACTTAAGATTTCTGGGTCGTGGGTTAGTCCAACTATATTCTTTAGTCTATCTAATCCCGTTCGTATCTGATTAGTATAGGAATTCTCTGTGTCATCAATGGTTTGGGAGTCCTCAAATTCCAAATTTAAATCATCTATCACTTTTGCTGATACTACTGACCATTGTTCAAGGTTAATTACGTTAGATCGAAGCTCTGTTAGCCTATCTTTTAGGAGTTTCATGAATTCCAGAGAGCTTTTAGCCTTCGTTGGTCCGGGGTTAGTACCATGTTGGTTAGTAGGCATATTCTTATTCTTAGTTGTCTTAGCTGATGGTGTGGCTTTCTTCACAGCCTTCCCACCACCAGTAGCTATAGCATGGGCAGTCTTAGCTTTCAAGACTTTGTGCTGAGCTTCCGCCTTTATTACTTGGGCCTGTGCTTTCTTTCCTTCTGCTTCGGCTTCGGCCTTTAATAGAGACATTTGAGTTGAAGCACCCTTTTCTGTTTCTTTAGTCTGATGGGTAAGTAAAGCCTTCTGTTGTTCAGTTTGAGCTTCGGTAATCTTAATCTGGGCATCAGCTTTAGCTTCAGCTTCTTCCCATACCAAGTCAACGATGTGCTGCTTGTAATGGGTTTCTTTACGCATGGAGTTATCCATAGGCTTCTTATGTATCTTCTTACGAGCTTCTGTTTCGGTAATAAGATGGTTGGTGTATAGCTGGATAATATGATTCTGTTCTTTAATCAGGTTATCCAAATCTATCTCATGGAACGCTAGATGAGTAGATGCCACAGCTCTTTGAACAGACAATGAATAAGGAGCTTCTAGAAACCACTCTTTAAATATCCAGATACGAATTAAATGGGCAAATGTTTCCTGATCCGCTTTTATAGCATCTTTCAGATTCTGGGAGATATTATCAGCGGTAGCTCTATTAGCCGAGTCCCCTTCGCCCATGTCTAAAGGGGATACCCCTAGACCTGTAAACACCCTTCCCTTTAAATGGGTAATGATGTCCTTAGTATCAAGAGATTCCCCGCTAGCACCAACGGCTTCTATCTCAACTCTTTCATCAGTAACGAAGATACCCTCTTTTGGCATGGCTTCGATCTGATATCGGATTAGATCTATTTCTGAGTTACCGTCTGAAGTATAAGTACACGGAGCTTTTTCATTACCAACTTTTACATGGAATAAAGGAAATAGATGGTTTATAAATAAGAGCTCTATGTTCTCTTCCAACCGGCGAAGCGCAAATATATCATCTCTAACCCCAATTGTACGTGGAGTGCCAAAGATGTGACTTGGCTTAACATCCCACTT